AAGTTAAGGCTTACGAAAAAAGACTAGCGGATGATGCTAAGGCTATAGCCGATGCAGAAGCTAAGGTTGCAGCTGATGCTGTTGCTAAGGAGGCTTTATTGGCTAAACTTGGCATAACCGCCGATGAAGCGGCTCTTTTACTTGGATGACACCAAAACTTTCTAAAGCTGCAATCCAATTAAGAGAGCAGATAGATGATTCCTTCCCAGATCGTGATAGGACATCGGATGGTTGGGTCGGTGATACCCGACACGCTGCTCGTAAGTCTGATCATAATCCAGATGAGCAAGGCTGGGTTCGTGCCATTGACATTGACGCAGACTTATTCGGTGCAGGAATCAAACCGCATATTATGCCAGACCTTGCAGATCAACTTCGAATCAGTTGCAAGTCTAAGGCAGAAAAGCGCATATCGTACATTATATTTAACGGCAGGATTGCGTCTCCCATCCTTAACTGGAAGTGGCGCAACTACACAGGGGCTAACAAACACACTCACCACATGCATGTTAGCTTTAAGAAAGAAGCTGACCTACTGGGTGAGTTTTTTCAGATACCTATGCTAGGAGCAAACTAATGAATATGAAAAGCCCTTATGTCCTAACTGCTGGAGCATTTCTATCAGCATGGGCTGCAACTAATTTCGCAGCTGACTATCGCTCAGTTCTCTGGGCTTTGCTAGCTGGTGTCTTTGGATATGCGACACCTAAAAAGTGACACAATCTGACTTCTTTACCCTTTACCTAGCAACGCTGGCAATAGTCGGTGGCTTGTCTGGGTATGTCATTACTCATCTGTTGTCTGAGATTAAAAGACTCAACACGCGAGTCGATGAAATCTACAACATCTTACTAGACAGGTAACATTCTGCTATGGCAAGAAAAGCAACTAAGGCATTAGAGCAACAAGGCTACTCAAAGCTAGATGCTTACTGCATTGGCTTATATGAGTATTTCTGTAGTCTTAAGCGAGCAGGCTTCAAAGAAGATGTAGCTATGTTTATGATTACTGAGCCAAATGCTTACCCTGCTTGGATATTGCCTGATCCTGTCGATCCAGAGAAGTTCGGCAATTACGAAGATGAGGACGATGACTAAAAAAAGGTACTTGGTCATCAGTGACCTCCAGATACCGTTTCACCATGAGGCAGCCGTCAAGAACCTCATAAAGTTAGTTCGTCGAGAGAAGTTTGACCTCATCCTAAATACAGGCGATGAGTTAGATATGCAGAGCCAGTCTCGCTGGGCTCAAGGTACTAAGTTGGAGTGGGAAGGTACGCTAGATGCTGACAGAAGCCTTGCGCAGGATATTCTCTATGAACTCGGCACAACAGATGTCACTCGGAGCAATCACACAGACCGCCTATACCACACACTATTACGCGCACCTAGCCTCATCGGATTACCAGAACTGGAATACGCAAAGTTTATGGACTTCGCTGGACTCGGAATCCGCTTCCATAAAAGACCATTCGAGTTTCACAAGGGATGGGTCTTAGTTCATGGCGATGAAGGATCAATGAACTCTAATGCTGGACTCACAGCTCTTGGGCTGGCTAAAAAGTTCGGCAAGTCTGTTGTCTGTGGTCACACTCACAGGGCAGGCATTAGTGCCTTCACAGAGGGCATAGGAGCCTCATACAGGACTCTTTGGGGCTTAGAGGCAGGAAATGTCATGGACAAGAAGAAAGCCTCTTATTTGAAGGCTGGAAGCGCTAATTGGCAGATGAGCGTGGCAGTCATTGAGACTCATGGAGACCGCGTTTCACCCATGCTAGTACCCATCAATAAGGATGGCTCCTTTACCTTGTACGGGAAGTTGTACCAGTAAATGTACCCTAAGGCTCGTTAAGGTACTATTGAAATCGTTATCATTTTGTTACCTAAATGTCCTTGATTAGTCTGGACTCTATGCAACACTAATCCTGTAGCCAATCAAGGGCATTGGCACAGATAGGTACAGAATGACAAACAATGAGAAGTTGTTGATTATCTGCCTTATTGGGGCAGGTATCAGCTTTATAGTAATGGCAATTACATCCTACAAAGAAGCCTATGATCGTGGCCATCGCGATGGCTGGCATAAGGGCAGAGCTGTGAATCGCTCAGAGTTCTGGTCAGAATGAAGTATCAGGAGATTTTACAGAGTGCAACCGACATCATTCAAGATCGTGGTCTTAACGACTACGGCCACCCAGCAGATAACATGCAACACGCAGCAATGCTCATTAGTGCATACCTACAGCACCCAGTCGAGGACTATCAAGTCTGTGCAATACTCGCGCTCATCAAAATTGCCAGAGCCAGTTCAGGCACAGTCGATAAGTCAGATAATTACATCGATGGAGCAGCCTATATTGCTTTAATGGGGCAACTAGCTACAGAGGAGAATGAATTATATGTTTAACCTTTCGGAATACGAGACAGTTGATAGTCGCATTCACCAATTCTATGCAGAATACAAAGATGGCAGAATTGTTACTGAAATGGAATTGATTGACATGGAGAAAGGTCTGTGCATATTTAAGGCTTACATTTATAAAGACTCAGTTAAGACCATGCCAGATGCAACAGGTTATGCAGATGGGGCTCGCAAAGATCGCGGAGTCGATGCTCAGTTCTGGATAAACAATGCAGAGACAAGCAGCATTGGTAGAGCTTTGGCTAACTTGGGTTTATCAGCTAAAGGCAAGCGGCCTAGTCGTGAGGAAATGTCACAGGTTGCACCTAACCATCCAGCTCTTAAAGTAGTAAAGCAAGAAGTAAAACCAGCACCACAAGACATCAAAGAGGGTGACACTGATTACTGGACTACACCAATCGGATCATCTGTCAAGACCACTAACGCACCAGTAACACTAGAGAGTGCAATGGCTACTGTGACAGAGATTCTGGGTACGGCAGAAGCTATGGATGCACCTAGTTGCAATCATGGCCACATGGAATGGCGCACTGGTCATTCTGCTAAGACTGGTAAAGATTGGGCTGGGTTCTTCTGTGCCACCAAGGGTCAAAGTGGTGGGATGGATAAGTGTCCAACGCATTGGTACAACTTAAGTAGTTCTGGCAAATGGGAACCACAGAAGGCGAGGGTATAATGGGGTATGCAGAGTTTCACACAGCTGACGGCTGGGTTAATGTGGAAGATATGCCTATAATTGACACAGTTAATTGCCAACTATGCAATGAACCAACACTGGCATCTGACATTACGATCACTGCAAGAATCGTTGAAGGTGTCGTAGTTGCTGGCACTTGGTCTTGCAATAAATGTAAGGCAGTCAATGGATAAGGAAATGCTGTTGATGTATTTGACATTAGCTTTATTCATTGGCGGAGTTGCAATGGGGTACATGGCTGGGATGAATCATTAGCCAACATAGAAAGTACAGAGGTTTCGCGACAGAACGCGTAGTGGCAGATTACTTGGGGAAGGTCTGGCCTTATGCATCCGTCGGTCGCGGAAAGGGAAAGGATATTCAGGGTGTGCCCTTTGACTGTGAAGTTAAAGCTCGCGCTGGATTCCAACCAAAGCAAGTCCTCGCTCAGATTAAAGCTAGAACTGACAAGTCGGGGGAAGTCGGTTTTGCTGTTCTGAGATTAAACGGACAAGGGACTAACGCAGAGGAGTATGCATGTGTTATCCGTTTAGAGGATTTGCTTCCCCTTTTAGAATTAAAGTATGGTCATATAGAAACTAAACCGACTGAAGCAGACATCATCCGTTGTGATGGCTGTGGATCATGGATGATTGGGGAATGTAAAACATGCCAGCCTACGATTACAAATGCGGAAGATGCGGATTGAAGAATGAGCTGCATCATGGCTGGCACGATAAACCAACAGTTCTATGCACTTATTGTAACGAGCCAATGAGCAAGGTAATTAGCCCAGTAGGGGCAATCTTCAAGGGTACAGGATGGGGCAAAGATAAGGCTTAGGTGAATGGTGTCAAATGCGGATGTCATTCATACATCTGCTAAGTATGGTCATTAAAGCTCATCTCTTGAGTTGCCATAACTGCACCATCACCTTTCAATTAGTTATCCACAAAGTTATCCACAGGAGGTTCTTGTGAATAGAAACACCGCTCTGACCAGCACTTATAGTAATGAGTTTGACAGCCATGGTACGCTAACGGCGCAGAGCCTCTCAAAGGCTCACCGCAAGCCCTTCAGGGGCGTAGCTTGCGGGGTGCTAGTAGCTATTGGGATAGCTCTATGCAGTATGCCTGATGCAGGTAGCTCTAATATGAGCAATATAAAAATGACTCCTAAACAATATGCTTATCATTCATTGAGTAATCTAAAAGAATATAAATGTTTGACTGTTCTCTATGGTAAAGAATCAGCATGGAATTACAATGCATACAATGCAAGTAGTGGAACAGTAGGCATACCTCAAGGCAAGAGTGTGTATCTATTAACAGCTACTCCAATAGAGCAGGTTGAGTGGGGCTTACGCTATATTAAGCATAGGTACTCGACACCATGTAAGGCATTAGATCATTGGAGTAAGTACGGATGGCATTAAGAGATGCAAGCCATAGAGAGCTTGGATTACAGAAGTGGAAAGACCAGCGCATTAGAGTGTTAAAGCGTGATGGTTATATCTGTGCATATTGTGGGCAGGAAGCCAATCAAGTAGATCATGTGATTAGTCGCAAAGATGGTGGCAGTCATGACATGGATAACCTTGTTGCCTGTTGTGCTAAGTGCAATCAACTTAAATCATCTAAGTC